GAACTGTACCGGGTGGATTAAATTTTTATAGAAGTGGTACAAGAGATAGAATTGAACCATTAAACATTGGTGCAAACAATCCATTAGGTTTGAATATGGAAGAGCAAAGAAGAACTGCTATCAGAAATGTTTTTTATGTAGATCAACTATTGATGCAACAAGGACCACAAATGACAGCAACAGAAGTCATACAAAGAAACGAAGAGAAGATGAGATTGTTGGGTCCAGTATTAGGTAGACTACAATCAGAATTATTGAAACCAATGATTGATAGATGTTTTAATATTTTATTTAGAAGAGGACAGTTTGCTCCTGCACCAGATTTCTTATCGGGTCAAGACATAGAAATAGAATATGTTTCTCCTCTAGCTAAAGCACAAAAATCTACAGAGCTTTCATCAATTACTAGAGGTATAGAAATATTAGGATCACTTGCTAATGTAGCTCCAGTATTTGATTATATTAACTTTGATGCGTTAGTTAAACATGTTGCTGATCTTGTAGGAGTTCCGCAAAAAGTTTTAAAACTACAATCACAAGTTAATGCAGAAAGAGAAGAAGCTGCAGCGGCAGCACAACAACAACAACAAATGGCTCAGATGCAACAAGTTGCACAAGCCGCAGGAGATGTAGCACCACTAGCGAAAGCATTGCCGGAAGAAGCAAGAGCTTTAGCAAATACTGAAGTGGAATAGTATGGAAACAAAACAACTGGAAAAATTTTTAAAGGGTTTACAAACAAACTACAAAACAATATTCAATACAGACGAAGGCAAAGAAGTCTTAGCTGATCTTGAAAAAAGATGTCATTATCATTCTACCACAAATGTAAAAGGTGATAGCCATGAGAGTGCATACATGGAAGGACAACGTAGTGTCATTCTATTTATTAAATCAATGCTACGAGAAAATAAGGAAACATAAAAATGTCAAATGAACAGATAACACAAGAAACTGTGCCTGTAGATCAAGCGACTACAGAAACACAACCACAAGCAACTCAAGCAACTGTTGCAAATGCAGACACACCTGCACCGCAATCAACTGAATCATCTTGGAAAGAATCTATTAGTGAAGCATATAGAAACGATCCTAACATTGAAAAATTTACAGAGATAGATGCGTTAGCAAAAAGCTACATCAATGCAACAAGAATGATTGGTCAAGATAAAATAGCTATACCTAATAAAAATTCTACAGAAGAAGTATGGGAAGAAGCCTATACAAAACTTGGTAGACCAGAAACACCAGATCAATATAATTTAAATATTAAATCAGATGTAGTGCAAATGGATGATAGCGCAATCAAATCTTTTGCCGAACAATCTCATAAGCTAGGTTTAAATAATAAACAAGCTGAAGGTATCTTAGACTTTTATAAAAATAATATGGAAGGCATTGCACAACAATCAAAGATAGATACTGAAACTGCACAAGCTCAAGCAGAGCAAGAGCTAAGACAAGAATGGGGTCGAGACTTTGATGCAAAAGTAAAACAAGCTGGTGCGATTGCTAAAGCAAATATTAATCCAGAAGTATTAGATATGACTTTATCCAATGGTACTAGACTTGGTGATCATCCAGAAATAATAAAAGGCTTTGCAAAGATAGCAAGTATGATGTCAGAAGATAAGATGGTTACAACTGAAAGCGAAAGTGTCAATTCAGTTTCAGATATTGAAACAGAAATATCAAGTATTACTAATGATATTAATGGTCCATACTGGAACAAATCTCATCCAGATCACGACAAAGTTGTTCAACAAGTTTATACTTTAAGAGAGATGTTAAATGATGGAAAGTGATCATTTAAATAATGAAGAGCTTAAATTGGAGATACTAAGGATCGTAAAAGAGAATGGAACAGAGTTCCAAAAAAATGATCCCTTGCCAATCTGCGAAAATTATTATAAATGGATTAAGAGTAAGACAATTCCTAAAAAGAACCTTACTGGCAAGAAGGGATAGACTTCTAGTCTAAAAGACTTTAAATCCAAGAGATGCCTACGCAGGTGGATAACTTCTCTGATTGTTTAATATAAATCACAACAATGGGAGACTAATATGTCATCACAAATAACTACAGCATTTGTACAGCAGTATTCTGCTAACATTCAAATGCTATCTCAACAAATGGGATCGTTATTAAGAGACAAAGTACGTCTGGAATCTGTTGTCGGAAAAAATGCTTTCTTCGATCAAGTAGGAAGTGTTACTGCTGTTTTAAAAACTAGCAGACATTCTGACACTCCACAAATCGACACTCCACATGCAAGAAGAAGAGTATCTCTTGCGGATTACGAATTTGCGGATTTAATAGATCAACAAGATAAAGTACGTCTTTTAATAGACCCAACTTCATCTTATGCTCAAGCTGCAGCTATGGCTATGGGTAGAGCAATGGATGATGTGGTAATCAGTGCCGCTACAGGAACTGCATTTACTGGCGAAACAGGATCAACTTCAACTGTATTACCTTCTGCACAGAAGATTACAGAAGCTGGTACTGATGGTTTAACTATTGCGAAGTTAAGAACTGCGAAAGAAAAGTTCGACTTAGCAAGTGTAGATCCATCTATCGCTAGATTTATCGTGGTATCACCTAGACAAATCACTGATCTATTAGGAACAACTGAAGTAACAAGTTCAGATTTCAACACTGTTAAAGCATTAGCAAATGGTGAAATCAACTCGTTCCTTGGTTTTAACTTTATAGTATCTAACAGACTATCTATTGCATCTTCTAAAAGATCATGTATCGCATTTGCACAAGATGGTATTACATTAGCAGTTGGTAAAGATGTTTCAGCTAGAATAGACGAAAGAGCTGATAAATCTTATGCTACTCAAGTGTACTACTGCATGAGCATTGGCGCTACTAGAATGGAAGAAGAAAAGGTAGTTGAAATTGAAGCACACGAAGCATAATAGAAGGAGGATATAAATATGGCAAACTCAATACAACAAGCATTGATTGCATCAACTCCTTCTGAAAAAGTAAAAGCAAACGAACTTGCTGGTAGAGTAAGAGTAGCTTTTGCTGAATATGAAGCGAGTGCAGAACAATCAACAATACACATGTTTAGCATACCAAATGGTGCGAGACTTTTATCGGGTTCAGTAGCTTATGATGCGTTAGGTGCATCAACTACTATCTCTGTAGGTTACGCAGCACACACTAAAGCAGATGGAACTACTCAAGCTCTTGATGTAGATGAATACAAAGCTGCGGCTGCGTCTACTTCTGCTCAAAGTGTTGCAGTGTTAGACACGATTGCATTAGGTAAAAATACAGTAACAGATGCTGACAAAGATGGTGTTCCAGTTACAGTTACATTAGCAGGTGCTAATGGTACTGGTACTATTCAGTTGCAAATGTTATATGTAATTGACTAATAACTAGAATTTTAGGCGGGTAAAGCGAGAGTGGAACCCGCCTAGGATGTATGAAACAAATAAAAGATTTAAAACCAGTATTACATTTTAAACAAGGTAACTATGTTTACCGATATGTATTGGTAGATAGATTTAAAAACACAAGTAAAGTGCATTATGGTTTTGATACAAAACTTGAAAGAACTGAAGCAGAAATTTGGCAACTACAAAACGATAGAAGTATTAGAAGAAAATATATACTAAAAAATGACAAAAAGTGATTTTGATCCTAGGAACTTAGGATTGTACAAAGAACCTAAAGATTTATTGCATTTTCAATGGCAAGACGATAATAGAGTTTATAGATATGCTTTAGTTGAAATTATAAATGAATTAGATATTAATAGTAGAACTAAACAGAAAAAAGATGAGTTGCAATTAACTCAAAAAGAAATATGGAGTAAGTATGGCATCAACAGTAGATATTTGTAATGGAGCATTAAATCAACTTGGTGCAACAACAATCTTATCACTTACAGAAGATTCTAAAAATGCTAGACTTTGTAATTCAAGATACACTCAAGTAAGAGATTCAGTATTTAGATCACACCCTTGGAACTGCTTACAGCAAAGAGTAGAACTAGCATCATCAACAGATACTCCTGCATGGGGTTACAGTTTTAAATATGATCTACCCGGTGATTGTTTAAGATTACTTAGAATATTAGATTATGATTCAAATCATAAAGTAGAAGGTAGATCAATATTATCTAACAATTCTTCAATGAAAATATTATACATCTCAAGAGTTACAGATCCAAATCAATATGATGAAAATTTAAGAGAAACATTATCAGCAGCACTAGCTGCAGACATAGCTTATGCTATTACATCTAACAATACCACGCAACAAAACATGATTGCTCTTTATCAAGAAAAATTAAAAGATGCTAGATTTGTTGATTCAACTGAAGGATATAATACCACTCAAGAAGATGGAATGGCAGATGTTATAGATGCTGGTACTTTTATTAACTCAAGGTTCTAATACATGGCTAGAGTAGCTGCACAACTTTCAAATTTTACAGCGGGTGAATTATCACCAAGATTAGATGGTAGAAATGATTTAGCAAAATATTCTGCAGGTTGCGCAACTGTAGAGAACATGGTTATTTATCCACATGGTGCTGCAGCTCGTAGACCGGGTACAACTTTTATTGCTGAAGTAAAATCAAGTGCTGCTAAAACAAGAATAATACCTTTTGAATTTTCTACAACACAAACTTACATTTTAGAATTAGGTAATCAGTACATAAGATTCTATAGAGATAATGGTCAAATATTATCTGGTGGATCTCCTTATGAAATATCTACACCTTATTTAACTGCAGAGCTTTTTGATATTAAGTTCGCACAATCTGCTGACGTGATGTACATTACACATCCTAATCACAAAACTAGGAAGCTATCAAGAACAGGTCATACCTCTTGGACATTATCAGAAGTAGATTTTACTAATGGTCCATATTTAGATACCAATACATCTACAACTACATTTACAACTTCAGCACATACTGTAGGAACTGGTAGAACTTTAACAGCTTCAGCAATCACAGGTATCAATAATGATACAGGATTTCAAACAACAGATGTTGGAAGGTTAGTTAGATTTAGAGATGGCTATGGAGAAATTACTGCAAGAGCAGATACATTAAATGTAACTATAGAAATATTAGTAGACATGGGATCAACTAGCGCTTCTACTGATTGGAACTTAGGTGCGTTTTCAGATACTACTGGTCATCCTTCTTGCGTATCATTCTTTGAACAACGATTGGTTTTTGCCGCAACTTTATCACAACCACAAACAGTATTCTTTTCTAAATCTGGTGATTACGAAAACATGGATGCAAACATTGGTGGTACTGTAGCAGATGATGATGCTATCATTTATACAATCGCATCTAACCAAGTTAATGCAATAAGATTTATGGCAGCTGGTAGAACTTTAATTATTGGTACTGCAGGTGGTGAGTTTACAGTTAGTGGTGGTGGAGATAATGATGCTGTTACACCAACAAATATTTTAATTAAAAAACAATCTAATCATGGTGCTGCAAATATAGATGCGGTTGCAGTTGCTAATGCTACTTTGTTTGTACAAAGAGCTAAAAGAAAAATTAGAGAACTTGCTTACAACTTTGATGTAGATGGTTATATTGCTCCGGATCTAACTATCCTTGCCGAACACGTTACTGATGGTGGTATTGTAGAGATGGCATATCAAGAAGAACCACTAGCAATTATTTGGTGTGTAAGAAATGATGGTGAGTTAGTTGCATTAACTTATCAAAGAGAACAACAAGTAGTTGCTTGGCATAGACATGTTTTTGGTGGAGCTTTTGGAAGTGGTAATGCAGTTTGTGAATCTGTTGCAGTAATACCAACTGAAGATAGTGAATATGAACTATACATGATTATTAAAAGAACAATTAATGGCGCAACTAAAAGATATGTAGAATATTTAAATACATTTGATTTTGATGAAACAGATAATACATCATTTAATTTTTTGGATTCACAATTATCTTACAGTGGATCTCCAGCAACAACTATTTCTGGACTATCACATCTTGAAGGACTTACAGTTTCTATATTAGCAGATGGCGCAACGCACCCAGACAAAACTGTTAGTTCGGGTTCAATAACATTAGACCGATCTGCAAGTGATGTTAAAATAGGACTAGGATATACATCATTATTAAAGACAATGAGAATAGATGCTGGTGCGCAGAATGGTACATCACAAGCTAAAACAAAAAGAATATATGAAGTTACTGCAAGATTATATGAAAGTGTTGGTGTTGAGATAGGACCCGACCTAGATAATATGGAGAGAGTTCCTTTTAGAAAATCAAGTGATCCTATGGATCAAGGTATTCCACCATTCACAGGAGATAAAGAGGTAGAGTTTAGAGGAAATTATGATACAGATGGATTTATGATTGTCAGACAAACACAACCTTTGCCTTTGACAATCTTATCACTATACCCGAGGTTAGTAACAAATGATGGATAAACAATTACATATAGTACCTTATACTAAAGAACATGGACAGTTTATACTATCCTGTCAAATGAACCATAAGGTTTTAGAAGCAGATAGACATTACATTAATGTAGAAGGTGATGCTAAAAATTTAGAACAAAACAACTTAGCCTTTACAGGTATTGTTAATTATCAACCTATTTTTGCTGCCGGAATGAAAATGGTTTGGGGTAGAGTAGCTGAAGGTTGGGTGATTGCAACAAATGAAATTTGGAAAAACCCTTTAGCTGCAGCTCGTGCAATAAAAAAAGATTTTGCTAGAGTTGCAAAAGAACACAATATAGAAAGAGTGCAAACTGCAATTAGAAAAGATTTTAAACAAGGTCAAAGATTTGCAGAGTGGTTAGGTTTGGAGAACGAGGGGTTAATGAAAAAATTTGGTTTTGATGGTACAGATCAGTACAGATATGCGAGGATATTTTAATGAGTTCAGCTATACCTTTTATTGGACCAGTAATGAGTGTAGCAGCAGCTACTTCTGCAAATGAAATAGGAAAGTTTAATCAGAAAGTTGCTAACAGAAATGCAATCATTGCAGAGCAAGAAGCAGCAGCTCAAGCTAAATTAACAGAATTTAATATTGCAAAATTTAATCAAAGTTTTGAGAAGTTTCAATCCACTACAAAAGTTGCTACATTAAAAAGTGGTGTAGAACTATCGGGTACTGCATTAAAAATTTTACAATCTAATGCTGAACAAGCAGAGCTGCAAAGAGATATTATAGAATACAATGGTAAAGTTGCTGAAGCTAAAAAATTAGAAGAAGCTAACTTTGCTAGAATCCAAGGATCATTAGCAAGAGCGCAAGGTAGACAACAAGCTATAGGTTATTTAGCTGGAGCAGGATCTAGTTTATTAACTATGAAACAAATGGGGATGTTTAGTTAATGGCAAAGATACCTACATTTGAAGCACAAATTACACCTACTGCTGAAGTAGGAGCTGTAAAAAGTAATATACAAGTTTCACCTAAATCAAGTTTAGCCGGAGCCTTACTACCAGCAGCAGATGCGATTACACAATTCTATGTAAAAGAAAAAGAAATATCTAACAAGGTAGAAGGTGGACAACTAATTGCAGATGCCAATCAAGAATTATTAGAAATAAAAGAACAAGCTAAATTAAAAGCTACACCAGATGAAGGTGTTAATTTTTTTAATGCTGGTTACAAAAATGTAGTTGATAAATACAAAGCAAAAGCAAATAATAATTATATTGAGAAATATTTTGATTTAAATATTGCATCTAACAAACCATCTTATGTTAATAATATTTTAAAACAAACTAGAGCTAACATGGTTAAAACAAGAGTTGATCAAGTTAGTCGTATAGTTTCAAATAAAATTACAACTGCTGTAGAAGATAAAAATACATTTAACTTTGCAATCTTAGCAGAATCTATAACTGCAGATTATCAAGGTTTAGTTAATGATGGTTTGATTTCTGAAGCAGATTTAGAAATTTATAAAAGACAATTACCAGCTCTTGTAGAAACAGAGATGGTTAGAAAGATTGCAAATGATAATGCTTTTGCAGCACTAGCATCTTTAGATGATCCTAAAAATTATTCAAGTATTACTGGAGAAGATAGATTAAAATTAAAAAAAGAACTTAGAGAGTTGTCTACTTTTCAAAAAAATATGGTGGATTATCAAACTAATATTGGATTAATAGAATCTAAAAAGAAAGTTGTAGCTGCACTAAAAGGAGATCAACCAGATGTTCCATTAGGAATAAATCCCTCTGAATTAACATTAAATTATTCAACAGGTAATGAAGAATATGACAATCAGCTTAATGAATTAAACAATAAAGTTATTGATAATAAAATTAGTAAAGACACCAATTATTTAACTAATGATAAAATTATTAAAAAAATTTTAAATAATGAAATTAAAAATCCTTTTGAAAAATTTTTATTAGCAGGAGAAATAGAAGCTAAAAGTATTACAGAAAGAGTAGGTGATGGATCTATTAATTTAGATGATGATAATTTTTTTAATAACATTTTTGATAATCAACAAAATCCACAAATAATAAAAGCTAATAAAGAATTTTTTAATTTTATGGATAAAGTAGTTCCTTTAATTGAAGGATCAGTAAGCTCTAAATATTTTGATGAAAACTATAATAATAGATTAAGTTCTTTCAGACAAGATATGCACAATAGATTTATAGAAGGTGTAAGAAACAATATACCTGTAGCAAAACTATTAGATTCAACATCAGATAATTATATTGCTAAAGATATTTTAGATTACACTCCTACTAAATCACAAGTGAGAGATGCTTTACTATCTACTGCTAAAAAAGAAGAACCAATTTTAGTTAGTCCATTTTTTAAAAGAAAACAAAATGAAACACCAAATCAATATATAAATAGAATTACTGAATTTTATTTAAAAGAAGATGGCAGTATAGGACAAAGAAAAAAGAAAGAAGTTACTAAAGAAGATGTAATGAAGGGAAGTGTTTTAGAAGAAGAAACAGATAATGAATTTAATATACAAAATCAAGATCCAGAACAAATAGGATTTTTCGGAGATTTATTTTTTGGTAAAGATAGATTTTTAATTGCTAATTGGAATAAAAATTATCAAACTGATAATAGCAAACTAAATTCTGTAAAAGCAAGAGAGAGATTAAGTAGAGATTATACAGTTCCAGATGAAGCAATATCTGCAATAGAAAATGCTGCTACAAATTTTGATGGTGATCGTGGTTTTTCAAAAGAATATTTAATAGATGCTTTAACTAAAATTGGTCAGATAGAAAGTCAATACGAAACTAAAGTACAAAGAACAGATAAACCTGTAAAAGAAGAAACAAAATTTTTAGCAAGATCATATTGGCAAATAGAAGTAGATACAGCAAAAGATTTATTAAAAAATTCTGCTCCTATATTTGGTAGTAATTTTGAATCTACTTTTTCTAAAAAATATAAAGGAGAATATGAAACAGCAAGAGAAGGTTTGTTAAATTTAAAAGATGAAGATTTAGTTAATTTATTAGAAAAAGATGACACACTAGCTGCTAATATTGCAGCAGCATTAATAGTAACTAGATTTAACACAGAAGAAGCATGAACTTAATTGAACAACAAACATTGTTGCAAGAGGGTGGTTTTGATCAAAAAGATATTACAGCTTGGAAACAAGGTAAAGTAAAAGAACTTCAAGAAGGTGGATTTACTAATCAAGAAATTGCTAATGAATTTAAGTTTGAACCAGATACTAAGATTGTAAAAGATTACGTTAGCAATGTTGCTAAAGATTATTTATCTGGAAGAGGTATCATAATATCAGAAGAAGAGATGCCATATCAAACAGAGCAAACTAGATCAGATCAATTAAAAGAATTAAAAAAAGATATTAAAGAAACTGTAGTAGGAGAAAAATTTGATGGAGATTATATTGCTGAACAAATCCTAGGAGGAAACCTTTGGAATTTAAGTAAACGAGCAGCAAAAGGTGAAGGTACTCCAGAAGCATTAAAACTACCAACTCCAAAAGATTATACTTGGACCGAGGAGTTTCTTACAACACTAGGAACACTAGCTGTTGATTCTCCACTTTATGCTGGAAGTGCTTTAGTTGGTTTACCAGCAGGTACATTAGGTGCTGGATTTACAGGTGCAATGATACCTACCACAACTAGAGCAACTATCTTAAAAGTTTTAGAAAATCAAGATGAAGGTAAACCTTCTGATGTTATGAAAATATTATTAGAAGAAACTTTAATGGAAGGTGTTAAAGAAGGTGCAAAGTTTTCCGCATCATTAGCTTTACCTATGTTAAAACTTCCGGGTGGTAAAGCATTAGCTGAAAAATATATATCAAGAACTGCAGCTCAAATAATTGGTTATCAAGGAACAGGATTATTATTAGATGAAGAGATACCAGATATGGGAGAGTTTGCTTCTACTGCTTTATTGTTTGGTTTATTCAATATTAGATTACCTAAGAAAAAAGCAGAAGAAAAATCAAAAAAAATTTTTATTGATTATGGAAAAAAACCTACAGATGTAGCTTTAGACTTAGCAAAGAATAGAACAGTAAGAGAAGATATATTATCAAACAATGTAACTGTTAGAGCTTACGAAATAAAAGATGCTAAGAAAATAGAAATACCAAAAGAAGATATAAAAGTTATAGAGAAACCAAGATTTGAAGATCCTATTGCAAATAAAGCTGCAGAAAATATTTCTTTTGAAACAACTAAACTTCCAATCACACCACAACAAATTAAAGAAACTGTAAAACAAGCAGCTAAAACTTCTAAAAGAAAATTTGTAATTAAAGCAATAGATCAAAAATATCCTGTGTTAGAAGCATTGAGAGAAATAAATGTTAAAACTAAAACAGGAATTGAAAAATTAAATGACTACGAATTTTTAAGATTACAAGAAGGAATGAAAGGTAGATCAGCACATTTCATTGAATTTGGAACTCTTGATTTTAAAACACTAGATGAAGTTGGACCCTCTTTAATATCTATTGTCAAACCTTTTGTAAAAGATAAAACTGAATTAAATTTATTAAGCACCTATCTAACAAACAGACACGCAGTAACTCTTGCTAAAAGAGGTAAAGAAACTGGTGTTGATATTCCAAATGCAGAAATATTTTTAAAAAAATATAATAAAGAAAAAGTTAAAGATCCAGACACAGGTAAGATGATTACCTATGAACAAGCTGCAAAAAAAATAGACGCATATCAAGAAGCTGTTTTAAAATATGCTTTTGATGGCGGATTGATTACTAAAGAAGCATATAACGCATTTAGAGAAATAAATAAAAACTATATTCCTATGGCTAGAGAATTACCTAGACCATTTGAATCTGGATTTATAAAAGGATCTAGTAATCCATTTAAACAATTAAAAGGATCAAAAGCAAAAATTATAGATCCATTTGAAAGTATTGTTAAAAATACAGATTACATTGTAAGAATGACAGAGCTTAACAAAGCTAAGAATGATTTTATTAATACTATTTTAGAAGCTCAAAAAAAAGATCCGGAAGCACTTAAATGGATAAGAAAGAAAAAAGGTAATTTAAAACCAATTACAGTTCAAAGAAAAGAATTAGAAAAATTTTTTGATAAAGAAGCATTAGACAAACTTTCAAATAAAGGTGTTGAAGAACTCTCTATATTTAGACAAGAAGTTGTTTATCCAGATGCTACTTCTATTTCTTTAAGAAATACAAAAACTGGTAAGTACGAAGTATGGGAAGTTGGTGAAGATTTAGTTACTGCTTTTAGAGTTATGGATAATCCAAGTATGAATTTTGCAGTAAGATTTTTAACAGCACCAACTAGATTTTTAAGAACAGGTGCAATCGTAACTCCAGATTTTGCCTTACCAAACTTTTTTAAAGATACAATGAACGCAACTTTTTTATCAAAAGTAGGGTGGCTACCTATTGTAGATTCAATATTAGGAATATTTCATGTTGTTTTTAAAGATCCTAAAAGAGCTACACAAGCATATAAAAATTATTTAAAAAGTGGTGCAGCCTTTAGTACATTAAGATCATTAGATAGAACAATGTTTGATACACCTGCTCATCAAATATTAAATAAAGGTGTTATGAGAAATGAATACTCTACACCAATATTAGGACAATTTAGATATTTAACAGAAATTTCAGAAGAAGCTACTAGGGTTGCTATGTTAAATAAAGTTCTTAAAGAAGCTAAGAAAAAAGGTTTATCAAAAAGAGATGCTTTAGAAAGAGCAGGATTTGAATCAAGAGATTTATTAGATTATTCAAAAAAAGGAACTGCAGGTGCAAGAATAAATAAAGGTGTTCCATTTTTTAATGCAAGAATACAAGGATCTGTAAAAGCCTATGAAGCATTTAGAGATAGACCTACAAAATTTTTAAGTATGATTGGACTTACTGTAATATTACCAACAGCATATTTTTATTTTTCAAATGTAAAAGATAATGGAGAGCTTGATGAAGATTTTAAAGAACTTCCAGACTACATTAGAAATAATAAATACTATACAAAAGTAAATGGTGAAGGAAGATTTTTTCCAAAAGGATTTGAAGTAGGTACATTCTTTTCTAATCTTACTGAAAAAGTTTTAGACTATATGAGAACTAATGAGAAACAAGGATTTATGAAATATGCAAAAGAATTTTTATTAGAACATGCAAAAGGTTATACTCCAATTCCAACATTTGCTAGACCTTTTATAGAAAATCAATTTAACTATAGCATATTTAGAGAAGCTCCAATTTTACCACCGGATGCTCCAAAAGATATGCTTAACTCTTATTATTCTACAGAATATACAAACCCAACTATAAAAGCACTAGCAGAAAATTTAGCAACTATGGTTGGACCCGATAACTATTTTGCAAATCCAATATATGTAGAAAATATATATGATTCTTATTTTGGTTCGGTTGGTAGAATGGCTAAAGAAGCTATCAATACTATAGCCATAAAGGGTGGACTTATAGAGGACCCAATTAAACCGGAGGACCCATTAACAAAGATACCCGGTATTAGAGTATTTCAAGCTAAAGATGTCTATGGATATTCTAAATCAATACAAGTATTTTATGAATCAGTTAAACCATACAAAACTATATTGAATACAGTAGATTATCTGGATAAGATAGGAGATATAGAAGGATATTTAAAAGAATCTAAGAAAGTTAATTTTGATATAAAAGCAGTTTTAGATATACAAAAAGGTATGAAAGAACTATCAAAAGATATAAAGGTTATATACAATGCAAAAATGAAAGAGGATGGTACACTCTTTACTGCAGAAGAAAAGAGAGATTTAATAGATGACCTTTATAAGACTAGAATTGGTCTAGCTCAAAAAGGTGTACAGATTATTAAAAATGTTGAACAGAAGGATAAATAGTATATAGGTAAATCGAAATGACAGTATCAACTACAATTATAAAAAACTCTCACAATGGAAATGGTAGCACAACTACCTTTGCTTACAGTTTCAAAATTTTTGCGGACAGCGACTTAGTAGTAATTATTAGATCATCTACAGGAACAGAGACAACTAAAACATTAACTACTCATTATACAGTTACAGGTGCAGGATCTGCTTCTGGTGGAACTGTTGTTTTTACGAGTGGTAATATACCCGCTTCGGGAGAGACAGTTGTTATTAGAAGGAATGTCCCGCAAACTCAAGTGATAGATTATATCGCTAATGATCCATTCCCTGCGGAGACACACGAAGAGGGTCTGGATCGTAACACTATGATTGCTCAACAAGTATCGGAAGCAACAGACAGATCCATCAAACTATCAAGAACAAATACCATGACATCTACAGAGTTTACTGTAGGTGCAACAGACAGAGCTAATAAAGTTTTAGCTTTTGATTCTGCTGGAGAACTAGCAGTAACACAAGAATTAGGAACTTTCAGAGGAAATTGGTCCGCATCAACTGCGTATCAAGTTAGAGATTTAGTTAAAGATACTTCAACTAATAATATCTTTATGGCTAACACAGCTCATACTTCTTCTGGTACACAACCATTAACAAGTAATACAGATTCAGCTAAATGGGATTTAATTGTAGACGCAGCTTCTGCATCTACTTCAGCAACCGCTGCCGCTGCTAGTGCTACTGCCGCAGCAACGTCAGAAACAAATGCAGCTACATCTGCTACTAACGCAGCTAACTCTGCAACAGCATCTGCTACATCAGCAACCAATGCTGCAACTTCAGAAACTAACGCATCTAATTCTGCTTCAGCCGCATCAACATCAGCATCTAATGCTTCGACTTCAGAAACAAATGCTGCATCATCAGCAACAGCCGCTGCAAGTTCAGCAACTTCTGCTGCAGGATCCGCTACAACAGCGACTACACAAGCTAGTGCTGCAAGTACCTCTGCTACAAATGCGGCAACATCTGAAACTAATGCTGCAACGTCTGCTACGAGTGCTTCATCTAGTGCAACAACAGCTACAACGAAAGCAACAGAAGCTGCCACTTCAGCGACCAATGCAGCAACAAGTGCTACCTCTGCTGACACAGCTAAAACTGCTGCTCAAGCAGCTCAAGCCGCTGCCGAAGCCGCAGCTGATAATTTTGATGATACTTATTTAGGTGCAAAAGCTAGTGATCCTACAGTAGATAATGATGGGGATGCACTAACTGCAGGAGATTTATATTTTAATACAACAAACAATGTACTTCGTGTATACACAGGATCTGCTTGGCAAGATGCTGCTGTAGATACTACAGGATTTGCATCAAATGGATTTGCTATTGCAATGGCAATCGCTTTATAATAAGGAGTAAACATGGCACAAAACTTTAGAAGATACACAAGCAACAATGTAGGCACATCTGCAGCAACTTTGTTTACTGCAAATAGTTATGACACTGTTGTTGGTATATCAGTTTCAAATGTAACAGCATCATCTGTTATTGCATCTGTATATATCAATGATGGTTCTAATGATATTTATCTTGTTAAAGACGCACCGATCCCAGCAGGATCATCTTTACAAGTATTAGATGGCGGAGCTAAGTTTGTAGTTCAATCTGGTGATGCTTTGAAAGTAATATCAGATACAGCTTCATCATTAGATGTTTGGGTATCAGCAGTAGATGCAATAAGTACATAGGAGATTAACATTGCCTTTTATAGGAAACCAACCTGCATTAAGTTATACAAGTTTTGCTAAGCAAGACTTCACTACAAGTGCGACTACATCTTACACACTTGATCATCCTGTAACTAACGCAAATGAGTTAGCATTATTTATAAACTTTGTAAGACAAGAACCTACAACTGCATATACTGCAAGTGGTACATCTTTAACTTTAACAAGTGCTACATCTGCAACAGATGATATGTACTGTGTGTTTTTAGGTAAAGCTGTTCAAACAGTAAATCCTCCAAGTGGTTCTGTTGGTACATCACAGTTAGCTGACAGTTCAGTTACAAGTGCAAAATTATCTGGAGTTACACAAGGAATTACATCAGTAACAACATTTAGATTAACTTCAAGTTTAACTGGAGGAAGTGATGCAACTATATCTGCAAATTTATCAGCAGTTA